ACTCGACGAAGTAGTAAATGAAGCAGACAGCGAAGAAGTCGAAGAGGCTATGTCTAATCCAGTAATGCGTAAAGGCATGAAAGGCGACGACAAGGAAGAAAAGCGTACTGAAAAAATGAAGTACGGTAAAGACCTTGCTGAAGCTGAAGAATTGGATGAAGAGATGGATCTTGACGAAATCTTAGCTGAACTCGATGAAGAAATGGGAAAAGACAAAGACATGAACGAAGCTGAAGAAGCCGAGGAAGAAGAAGTCGACGTTGACATGGAAATGGAAGACGAAGAGGATATCGACCTTGAAGAAATGTCTGAGGATGATCTTAAATCTTTTATTGAGGACGTAATTAAAGACATGGTTGAATCTGGTGAATTGGAAGCCGGTGAAGAATTCGAAACTGAAGACGAAGAGTCTGAAGATGAAGAAATCGAAATCGAAGACGAAGACGAAACAGAAGAAATCATGGAAGGTGAAGAAGAAAAAGTAGACGAAGTACTTACTGACCTTATAATGAACCCATCAGATACTGAAATTATTATGGGTATTTTAGGTGGTGCTGTAGGTATTCCAGCAGCAGCTTTAGCTGCAACTTATGCTAAAGACGGTATTGAAGCCGTTAAGCGTTTAGTAAAAGGTAAAAAAGCTAGCATGGAAGAAGCTGACGAACTCGATGAAAGACAGAAATACGGTGGTAACAAAGGCGACGAATCTAGAGATTCAGGTGCTTACGCTAAGAAAAAAGAAGGTCACGGACGTGGTCCTTTGAAAAGAGACTCAGCAGAAGCAGAAGGTCGTACTGATTACAGAAAGCGTATGGAAGAAGAACTCAACGAGTTAAGAACTGAGCTTAATGAAGTTAATTTACTTAATGCTAAACTTCTTTACACTAACAAAATCTTTAGAGCTAAAAACTTAATGGAAACCCAGAAAGTTAAAGTTCTTGAAGCATTTGACAAGGCTACAACCGTTAAGGAAGTAAAGCTTGTATACGAAACTCTAAACGAGGGCATTAAAGAAAAAGCTCCAATTAGAGAAAACTTAGGCAGTGCCTCTAGACCGGCAGGCGTTGCACCAAAACAGCAAATTGTTGAAGTTGATTCACAAGTTGCTAGATGGCAAAAATTAGCTGGTATTACTAAATAAACAAAACCCGATATTTAAAATGTCAAACATTCAATCTCTTTTAGAGTCTGCTGGTCAAGGTTGGAAAAACCTTCAGTCAGACGCAGCTAAATTAGCTGCTAAGTGGGAGAAGACAGGTTTGTTAGAAGGCCTCAAAACCGAGGTTGAGAAAAACAACATGTCTTTAATTCTTGAGAACCAAGCTAAGCAATTAGTTGTTGAAACTTCTCAAGTAGACGGTGGTACTGCCTCATTCACTCCAGGTACTGGTAACAACTGGGCAGGTATCGCTCTTCCATTGGTTCGTAAGGTATTCGGTCAAATCGCTGCTAAAGAATTCGTTTCTGTACAGCCAATGAACCTTCCTTCAGGCCTTGTATTCTACTTAGATTTCCAATACGGTTCAACTAAGGATTCAGCTGCGGGTACTAACCCTAACGCTTATGCCGCTGGTGATTCAGTATATGGTAAGCAAGGTAGCACTGCCTATCCTTTCTCTACAACTGCTGCTTCTGGTGGTTTCTACGGTCCTGGTAGATTTGGTTACTCATTACCAACTCAATCAGCTCCTGATTCTACAATCGTTTTCTCGGCTGCTTCAGCTTCTTGGAAAGATGTAGGCTTTGATTCTGATCTTTCAGCTTCTGTAGCTGCTGGTGAGGTTGCTAAGATTACTATTGCTACTATTCAAGCTCAAGTAACTCCTGATTATGGTGTTGTTGATACTGAAGCTGTTAGAGGTTTCTCATTCGTTTCAGCTTCTGCTGTAGTAGGCCAGGTTAACGCTTACAACTACTACACTGGTACTTCAGCTACTGATGGTACTGTAACTATGTTCGTTTCAGCCTCTGCTGGTGGCGTAGCTAACGGTACAACTGCTTCATTGTACTACTTCATCCAAACTACTCAAAACAACGCTGGTGACTTCGAAAATAGCCCTGCTATCCCAGAAATCAACATCCAGATGCGTTCATTAGCTATTGTTGCTAAAACACGTAAGTTAAAGGCTGTTTGGACACCTGAATTCGCTCAAGACTTGAACGCTTACCAAGCTCTCGACGCTGAGGCTGAAGTAACCAACATCATGTCTGAGCACATTTCATTGGAAAT